AAAATTGTATATTTATTCGCAAAGACCATTCTAAAATGTATATTTATGCGCAAATATAATATTTATTTTGCAAAAATATTCAATTTTTCTTTGTTTTTTGAATAAATAATGTATATATTTGCAAAATAATAGCGGAAAAACCGCATAACACATAAACACAAAAACTAAACTAGACAATGGAAACAGAAAAAATCATTTCCACAATTAAGGAGCAGATTGGAACAACCAGTTTGTCAGGCAGAACGATTACGGACTACGTTAATAACAACTTGCTTGCAGATGGTACGGAACCTGACGCTGCTTATTTCACTAAGCACGTGAACATTCTGAAATCCATCACAGGCAATTTCGACCATGACGTAGCAACCAAGGTGGATGAGTTCAAAAAGAACTACAAACCCGCAGAAACTAATCCCATCACAAAGCCAGTCGAGACTAAACCGACAAACGATTTAGAGGCACGTCTGAAAGCGATAGAGGATGCTAATGAAGCGAAGTACAAGGCACTGGAAGAGAAACTTACAGCCAAGGAAAAAGCGGCAGAGCAGAAATCCTATCTAACGCAGGTGGAAAGCAAATTCAAAGCCGAATTGGAAGAGAAAGGTCTGATTTACGACCCAATCTACTTTGAACACATTGTAAGGGAGAACGGAGAGTTCGATACGCAGAAATCCTTGGATGAAGCAATCAAGAACGTTTCCGAAAAATACGACAAGATGTTCAAGGACAGGAACAGGCAAATCACCGCAAACGGTTTCGTACCGCAATTCCAACCATCGGTGCAACCCAAAGAAGGTTCAAAATCGGCAGCAGAACTATATAAAGAGCGTATGCAGGCAGAGGGCAAACTTCCGAAGGCTGAATAGGAAACACAACAACACAACACAAACACAAAAACTTAGAAAATGGACAGATTCGGAATGACAAACAATGTCATGGCTACCTACTCGAAAGAGGTTGGCGGTGACTATCCAGTCTGGATTAAGAAGGGTGATAATTTGCAGGGCGGTGGTCTTGTAAATGTAGCCGACATTCCTACAGACACTGGAGTGTTGCAAGAAGGTACAATGGTTATCTTCAACGGTATCGGCAAAGCTGTAACCGTAGTGAAGAGTTCAGACACTACCAATCTTGCAAAAGTAAACGGACTACTCGCAGAAAGAGTTCGTATTCCTCTCGACAAAACGGTGATTGACGTAACGTGCGCAATAACACGTGAAGGCAAGATCTATGCCGACAGAGCAGGCATCCCTGCAAGTGTGGAAGCACTTCTTCCGAAAATTGAATTTGTGCGTGAAGCATAAGGAGGCAGATTATGATTAGAACAGCGGAATTTGACAATATCGTAGACCGTGGACTGGAAGCCCTCGGTTTCAGAAATGACGGTAATGGTACATCCCTTACCAATTATTTCAATTTCATGTTTGCCGAGAAGTACAACGCACAGGCGACATTCGCACAGGAGGGATTTCCTGTAAATCCTAACATTCCATTGAGTGCAACATGGGAGCAGATTAATGCAACCATCAGACCGTACACAATGGCAGCACGTGTGGATATTGATTCTGACGGACCGACAAAACACACAGACGGATTCAGTCTGAAAATGGGTTCTCTCCCAACTTTCAAGCATGAAGTTCCGTTTGACAAAAAGACGGTTCGTGAGAAACTGCTTTTGGCGCAGGAAATGGGCTACATCAGTCAGAACATTACCAACGTGATTATGGACTTAATGTTCATGTCAAGTGATAGTCTTATCGGTGGTAACTATAACACTCTGCTCTATATGAGAGACCAAATTGTTTCCAACAAAGGCAAGTACGTGCTTGACGCAACCAACAACCCATTGGGTATTCCATTGGAGGTTGACTTTGGTATTTCTGCATCACATATCAAGACATCAACTTGGTACACAGAGGACACAGACGGAAACGTTACACAGGATGCAGGTGTGACAAGCGGAACTACCAACCCTATCACTGTTTTGCGTAAGGTAAAACACGATGCAGAGGAATATGACTTCTGCCCGACAGGACACTGGGAAATTTCAAAAAGCACGAAGGACGCTCTCGTCAGCATGAAGTACTGGAGAGATATGTACACGGCAGCAGCACATACCGACACTACCAACATAGCATTGCTTTCTGCACAGGCAGTAGACGATGATATTCTGACCTATATCGGTCGTGTAATCGGTGCTCCTATCGTAGTGAAAGACCACAAGGCACAGGTTGAGAAGTTTAATACCACCACAAAGAAGATAGAAGTAACCACATTGAAGTCATTCGTTGACGGTGTGATGGTATATGTTCCCGATGGTGCTATCGGAGACGTGCAGTTCTCTAAACCTTTGGCACTTGATATGCCATGTGCTAAGATTGGATGGTATGACGGTGGCAGAACCCTGTTACGTCAGACATTCAATTCGGACGCAATGAGTATGCTTGTCAAGTCCGAATTTACGGGTATGGTTGTGCCTAACAAGACACAATGGATGTACTATGTAACTATTAAGGGTTAGTAGGTGATGGCTAGTATAATCACCATAGAACAATATTTGCGTGGCAAAGTCGGGTACGAAATACCCGATAATGCCATTGCAAGTATTCTCGTAGATAGAGGTATAGAAGCAGGAACGAAAGTTACTGAATTGAGTACCGACGAAGCCACCAATACGAAACTGAAAGACCTATGCACAGCAGACTTATATCTGTATTGCGCAAGTACCCCAAGTACAATATCATCCCATAAAGAACAGGATGGTGGTTGGACTCTTGAATCGGGCGGTACACAGCACTCTGCATACGATGCACGTCAGTTAAGGGCGATGGCTCAATCAATCTATGATAAATATGGTGAGACTACTTCGACTACCAATTACATCAAGATAGTAAATCTCTAAATGAGTGAGATATGAGCAATCCGAGATTTCCACATACTTGCACTATCATAAGAAAGGAAGAAGCGTCACAGTTCGATGATTCGAATAATACTTTTTTATATAGTGGTAGTTGCCGAAAGGAACTTAATCAATGGGATAACTCGCATTATCAAAATTCAGCTAATACAGCAGAATGGATATTGTCGTTACCTATTGTTGTAAAAGTGAAATTCGGTGACGTTGTAACAGTGGATGACGGGATATGCCCAATAGAAGGGACAGTGGGAGACTGGCAGGTAACTAACATCGAACACGATAACTCTGATGGGACGTTCACGAAAGACGAAAACGATAATGAGACAAGTCTTGACGGAACTACTACGAAAGGTATGCACATATATGTTTCCGTAACGAAGAACTAAGCTATGGCAGACAATTCCAAGGCACTTGAAAACGGTTTCAACAAAGCGAAACAGATTATCCGTGAGCGAGTTGAGATAGGTCTTATGGCAGAAGCAAACAAACTTGCTATGAAAGCCTACGAGATGTATCATTCTCCAAAAATGGCATTTACTGGGCAGACTTGGACTGGGACTGCCGTAGGAGCTTTTAGTTATGGTCATCTGATATACGTAATAACAACAAGGCAGATTGGCAGCATGCCGCCACCTGTAAGGAAAAAACTCACAACAGGAACATACGCTTTCCTTAAACCTGATTATTTAGGAAGATATAGAGGATATAATGGTGTAGTTCCTACTGATAAGGGGAATAGCGAACAGGATGCTATTACGTTTTTGGAGTTATATAACCCACGTTCTAAATACGCTATTGTGGTCGTAAACGGAAGTGAATATGCGAAATACATAGAACAAGTCATGGGTGGTGACGTATTGATTGGTACATACCATTATGCGAAGGGTCTAAGGGCTGTGGATTTAACTAAAGCGGTTTGACGTATGGAAATGTATAACAGAAACAATATCTGCAAATCCCTATATACTATCTTCAAGAGTGTATCAGACAAGATATATATAGACGACAGACCAAGCAGTACCACAACGCAGATGGAAACATTTTTAGTCATTAAGATTGGAGATGTAGACCCGATGCACGCTTACGGTGACACATACGGAACTATCAGAGCCTTTTATAAGGACAAGGACAGTACATCGCAGATAACTAAATTGTCTGATTTGGAACAGAAGATATATGCTCTTCTACCGATTGACAATGAATTATACAAGGCATTAAATCCTAAAACACTTGAATGTAAGTCCGACGGTGCAGGTTTTCACTATCTCACTATTTATTTCGATTTGATTTTAAAGTAATAACAACACAAAACACATAACATTATGGCAGCAGCAATAATTACAAAGGGATTGAGCGACTTAAAGAAACTCTTTTCACAGATGCACAACATCTATTACACCAAGACACCAAATCTGACTTTGGCTACATTGGCAACTTTTGATTTCGAGTTACCCGTTACAGAGGGTGGAGTAACGTTCAAGAGTGGTGAAGCACAGCTTACCAAAACCAAGCTGACAACAGGAGAACTTTGGGATGTGACCTCAAAGTCGGGTGACGATGATATTTCTTATCAGATTTCGTCTTTCGCTCCCGAAATTTTGGCAGCGTTCACTAATGCGGATGCGACAGCAACCGATATGGTAAGCACCGTAAATGGTATTACTTATAGCGGTTATGGTATCAATACTTCACCCAAGAAAGTAGAAGGCGCACTCTTTATGACAAGCGAAGACTTGTCGGCAGCTATCTACATTCCTAACGCACAGATTTTCTCTAACCTCGTCAATGAGAACGATAAGCCAGCCTATATCAACAGCAAGGTTTCAGCTCTCGCAGACGCAACGGGAAAGAACATCTATGTTCTGTTCAAGAAGACAGTATAGGCACTCTTTCATAAAGCAACGTGGGGCGGTAGGCGGTTAATGCCCATCGCCCCTTTCTTTTTTTTCAACAATACAAAACAAAATCAATATGTCTAAGAAAATACAACAACCCGATATAGAAGCACAGAAGGAACTACAATCGGTTGAACTTGATTTGCCCGATTACGCTACGGTACGCAACAAGAAATTCAAAATCAGATGGATGCTTAATTTTACCAGAAGCATGATAACTAAAACCATACTACAAGAAGGGAATGATGATAAGCAGTCCTGTATGTGTGCCGCACTTATGGTATTAAACGGTTTTTGGTCTATCAAACTTTTGTACTGGCTTAAATGGAGATGGTTCTATTATGTCAAGCAGTACAACGAGACGGAACTTACCGAGTTGTTGGATTTAGGTAAAAAAAAAGTACCGCTAGACCAATACTACACAAATACCATATTGTTGACCGCTCTAAAGGATACGAGCATGATGATGAAGAAGGAGGAAGTTGCTACTACCCTTCAAGGACTGAATACGGGGCAGCCTACGAAATCGCCAAACACCACGCATGGATGATGCAACCTAGATATTTCTTCTTCGGACTTTATCGTGTACCGATGTGGGAATATATGTGCGGAATGACAGCAGCACAGATAGAACTGATGAGCATTGACAAACCTCTTACACTTTACGGGAAGAAGAAAGATACTCCCGATGAAGAAGATATACTTGAAGCACAGGAACGATGGGAAAAGAAATATGGGGATAAGAAAGACAAGAGCGTTGATGCTAAACCCCTATTGTCGAATTTTAATATTAAATAGTTATGGCATTAGATACATTATTTTTTGACTTGAAGATAAACGATATGACTGATGAGCAGATGAAAGCCATCAAGTCACGTCTTGAAAAACAACTCGGTCTGAATCTCGATTTAGGTAAACAGATAGAGCAGTCCGTAAACAAGGGAGGTGGTGTAAAAGTAAAGGTTGGTGCTGACACTACGGTTGTGGAAGCATCCCTTAGACGTATCAAAGAAATTATGAACCAACCGTCAATGACAGCAGCGGACAGAAACGAAATGCTTGCATTGTCAAAGGTTATAAAGAATGTATCTGATGATAAGACTAAACTTGCAAGAGCAGATGAAATAGCCATGCGAGCTGCCGATGCTCATGCTTTGGCACAAGAAAGATTGGCTAAGGCTGCATTGCAGACAGAAAAGGCGCAACAGTCACTTGCAACAGCTCATACAAGAGCAACACAATCAGCTAATTCACATATCAATGCAAACGTAAGGTTAGGTCAGTCTCTCACAGGTCTAATTTCAATAACAGGAGATTTGCGTAATCAGATAGGTATGCTAGTCTCTGTCTATACAGTAGAACACCTATTGAAGAATGTCGTAGAGATAGGCGGTGAGTTTGAAAAGCAGAAGTTGGCTATGGGAAGTATGCTAGGCTCTCTTGAACAGGCGGACGATATATTTAACCGAATGAAGAATTTGGCTCTTACCTCTCCATTTAACTTCAAAGACTTATCTAACTATTCCCGTCAGCTAACCGCATTTGGGACACCATATAAGGACTTATACGACACCACAAACAGACTTGCGGATATTTCAGCAGGACTTGGCGGTGATATGTCAAGGTTGGTTCTTGCTTTCTCACAGGTAAAGGCAGCGGCTTATTTGAGAGGACAGGAAATGCGACAATTCACTGAATTTGGAGTATCGCTACCCGATTTGCTCGCTAAGAAATATTCAGAAGCCGAACATAGGATAGTTACGGCAGGTGATGTCATTGAAAGAGTGTCTAAGAGAATGGTATCTTTCAATGATGTAAAAGATGTACTTTGGAAGTCTACGGACAAAGGAGGTCAGTTCTACGGTATGCAGGACGTATTGGCTCAATCTACAAGTGGTATGGCATCCAACTTAAAGGATGCTATTGACACGATGTACTACGACATCGCCAATTCCAACAGTGGAATGATAAAGGAGAGTATTAAAGGAATAACAGAGCTTATAAGCCATTGGAGAGATTTTACATCTGCAATGACAGCAGGACTTGGAATATATTCAGCGTATAGATTGGTTATGTCAGCACATAACAGACTATTGGGCATAAATACAGCAGAGACATATAAAGGTGTAATAGCATCAAAAGCAGAGGAAGCAAGCATATTAAGAAAGAAAGCATTATATACGCAGCTAACTCCACAAGAACAGATGCTTATAGCCACACAAAATGAATTAACTTTTTCTGATTTAAAACAACTTGCATCATCCAAAGCAATAAACGCAGACGCACTTATAAGAATGGCTAACGCTAAAAAGATAACAGCAAATCAAGCCTTACAGGTAGCTTCAACTTTGGAACTTAGCGCAGGTCAGAGGAAATATCTAATAGATTTGCAGAGGGTCGAGATAGAGCTTTCAAAGGCAAGCGGAATGATGAGCAAGTTTGCATTGAGTGCTGAAAGAATGTCTATGGTTACGGCAAATAGAATGATGTCTATAGGTTCTAATATCAGTTCTTTTTTCAGTGGAATTTTCACAAAAGGGAACATTCTTATGGCAGCAGCATTTATAGGTCTTGACGCTTTTCTTAGCTATCAGCAAAGAGCGAAACAGCTTGATGATACTAATCTGCAAACCATAAAGAACGCAGAGGATGGATATAAGAATTTAAGCGAATTTCTGTTGCCATTATCCAAA